GTTGCAGCCAGTATCGGTACCACCACCGCCGCCGCCGCCGCCGCCAAAGCCACCATTCCCGCCGGTGGCATTGGCCGAGGTGTTGCCGGCGCCGCCGCCGCCACCGCCCGGAGCCCCCACGCCCCCTTGATTAACCGAATTGGAACCCGAATTACCGCCGCCGCCGCCGCCGCCGCCTGAAAGATCTCTCAGGAACATCCAAGGAGTTATTGCGACACCGGCTTCTGGGACATGGTAGTCAGAACCGGATGTGTAGCGTCCCGCGCCGGCTGAACCACCAGACCCGGTTCCTCCGTTACCGTTTGATGCGCCCGGACCGAAGGCACCACCACCTCCGCCGCCAACATTAGTATCTGTCGCGTCCCCGCCTTTCCCGCCGATGCCGCCGCCGCCTGCACCGGATGCAGGGGTACCGACTACGCTGCCGCCCGGATGCAGCAAGCCGCCGCCACCGGCTGCGCCGCGTCCAGAACCCGTATGGCCACCCCCATCACCACCCGGACCAAAGATGGACCCGGCACCTCCGCCGCCATTACCGCCGCGATATGTCTCGCTGGAGCCGCCTGCGCCGCCGTTGCCGCCGTTATATCCATAACCTCCCTCGACAGAGGAATGAGGTGTTCCAGCCCCCCCAGCAGGAGGGGTCAAAGAACCTACAGTCCCGCCCGCACCACCGGTGCAGGTTAGGATTGTGGTCCCGCTCAAACTTACAGTCGTTGTGCCTCCCGCTCCGCCGGAGGTGTTTTGGCTGGTTGCCCCCACCCCGGCAGAACCGTAAGTGATATTCAGCACATCGCCGGGCTGCACATTGATAAGACCTCCAGCGCCGCCGCCACCGCCGCCGCCGTTTGCCCAGCCGGAGCTGTTTGTAGAACAGGCACCGCCGCCACCGCCGCCAACGGCCCATATTTCCAGCTGATTTACTCCTGCCGGCACTGTAAAGTCACCGGAGGTGAGAAGCGCCCGCCGAATATATGGAAAGCCTTTACCGCCGCCTGCCGCGCCTTGATTGCCAATAATACCCATCAGGTGATCTCCATGATGCTCAGGAACACGTCAGCCGATGCCGCCGTGTCCGATGTGAGGTGAAGGCTATCGCCAGTTGCCAGAACCAGCTTGCCGATTTCGTCCGGCGCCCATGCCTGACCCGCCGCAAGGGAAAGATTAGGCGGCCCGACTTTGAGATACGCCGCGCCGTCATGGTGCTCCAACGTCACCGCGATAGCCGCGTCCGCGATTACGTTTGCCACCGACATGCCGATCACGACTGCCGTGGTGTTGGCGGGAACGGTATAGTTGCCCAGCTTGACGCGGGAGGTTCCCACGCCCGCCTGCCGGACCCGTTTAAAAGTAGATGCCATTTCAGCCTCCTAGAGCGATTGCGAGAGCCACCGCATCATCCGGCGTGGCCTTTGTGTCGAGCGACGCCTCTACCGCGTCCAAGCGCGCCTCAAAGTTGTTGCCCACCAGCCCGTCAACCTCCTCCTTCGCGGCCGCGATATCGGCGCGCAGAGCGTCCAATTCCGGCGTGATGCTTTCCCCGATGACGGTAAGCGTCCGCGCGTTGAGGGCATTGATCGCGGCGTCACTCTCCGCGACCACATCCCGGTAGGGCTGCAACGCCGTCCACATGCCGCCGAGAATTTCGTTCAGATTGGCGAGGGACAGGTCATAGTCCAGCGTGGCCGTGAAGCCGTTACTTGGGCTCGGAAGCTCGGACATCAGCGCCCTCCTCGATCATCGCCTGCAGCACCGCGCCCTTAATCAGATGCACATGCCGAGGCATCAAAGGCACATCGGTGCCGGGAATGGGATGCGGCTTTCCGAGGCGCACTCGGTACACGGCATCCGCTTGGTAATTTTCAGCCATCAGGAGCCTCCTTAAAATGCGAACATGGCGACGGTTTCAGCGAAGCACTGGTCGATGACAGACGAACTGCTCACGTCCAGCCGATACCGCGCAGACGAGGTGGACGGCACGGTGAACGAAGCCCGCAGCTTGACCCGCTCGGCCTCCGGATAATCGTCGTCAATCTCGGTAACCGTATCGGCGTCATAGACGGTCCCGCCGACCATCACGCGCGGCGTCACGGTGTGGATCGCCGGGTCATAATCATCCATGACCGTCTCAGTGATGATCGAGGTGGTAGACAGCCCGAAGGTTTGATCCTCACTGATTGCGACCAGAGACGGCCCCCGGCGATAAGCCCGATGCCGCGCGGTATTGTCGATCTGGATCGACGGCATCAGATCGGTCGTGCCTTCGAACACCGCCCGGACGCGGCAGGTATCCGGCACATCACGCAGCGGCGAATTGTCATCGGTCGAGAACGGATGCCAGACGTCCGGAAGGCCGGTGCGCTTCGGGGCATACTCCCAAGGCAGACGAGTGCCGCCCGGCTCCCAGCCAGCGTAGGTGAAATGAAACTCGGTCATACCGCCTGTCAGCGTGAGCGGCGCGAACTCCACGACGAGACGCGTGGTCGAGAACTTGGCAACGTTCAGACGGAAGGCGAAGTCCTCGGTCGGAGACCCCTGCGCCCAAGCCCCATCGGTGCTCCAGAACAGCGAGCCCTGCGCGTATTTGTTGCCGGTCACGGTGCGCAGCGCATGGTTGCCGGTTGTGACCGTGAACCAGCCGTAGCGCTTGCCGGCTTCCAGCAGCGTCGGCCGGAACTCGCATTTCACCCAGCCGGTCTGAATGTCGGCCGCGAGGATGGTCCCCTTGCAGATCGTCGTGTCGAAGTCCGGCGTCCCGCTCGAATTCACTTGGCAGAGGAACACATGCACATCGCCCGAGCCGACCCGCGAGAAATCGAGCTCCAGCGACGTCAGAATGCGCTCCTGCGAGTTGAGCCAAGTCTGTCCATAGACGGAGCCGTTCACGCCATAGGACTGCGTGGTGTAGTAAGTATAGGTTTCGGTCCACGACCGCTGGATCACTTGCCGCGCGCGAAATTCCGAATGCCCAATCGCATGCTCGGTATCATTCCAAGGATTGTCGGTCTTGCCGAGGTTTTGGAAGGTCTCGCCCGATGCGGTTTTGAAGTTTTCCAGATAGGCCGAGGTGCCAAGATTTGCGTATTCCTTGGTGTTTTCGCACAGCTTCACGGTCGGCCCATACTCAACGCTGGAGCGCGAGATGGTGCCAGTGTTCGCCGTGGTGATGGTATGGGTTTGTTGCGAGATATCCCGCGTCCCACCGGAGCCGGAAACATCGAGCAGACGCTCCTCGGTCCACGCCGGCAGAAGAATGCCGTCCTTGATTTTGATGTCAGGCGAAGCATCATCCAGAAGCTCCATCCGGTTGTCAGACGCCGCGACCTTGGGGAACTTCACCCCCTCGCGTACGTCAGCCAGATAATCGGCCTGACTTTCATCCCACTCCTCGGTTGTCAGACCCGGATCAAAGAACCGCGACACGTAGTTGGTCGGGATGCCGAGCAGCTGCTCGACACGCGCCAAGCCACCCTGCAGCTGCGTGATGATCTCCGGACGGATCATCTTAGGCACCACGCCCTTGATCGCCGCGACGTCAGTCTCGATGCCGGTCACGCGCTGGAACAGCGCATCGACGCGAACCTCAAGCGCAGTCAGGCGCCCATCCACATCGTAGAGTGATTTGACCTTATCCGAGACGGCGGGCTCGATCATTTGCGCGCCGGCACCAGAGAGAAGGATGAACACCACCGCGCAGGAACTCTCCGGCACGGTCGGCTTGACTGCAGAACCCGGCGCCGCCTGAACACCCTGCTGGACGATAAACTCGACCAGCCGGACCTCTTCGCCGACGACCGACTGCGTGGCCGGCTGCGGGTTTTCCGGATCGACACCCGTCCGGACCTTGGACGAGCGATTGCGCGTGGTTTGGCTGGACGGCTGCGCGAGGATCGCAATCCACTTCTCGTTCCCGACCGGAGGCAGGTAGTCGAGGATGCCGATATCAACCGAAGCCTCCAGCGAGTAGATCGCGTCACCCTTCCACAATTCGCCCGGCGCAATCGTGATCGACTGACCGCCCCCGGCGATTGTTACGGTGAACCGCGACCAGTGCGACGGGAATGCAATGGCCCCCGCAGTGACCGCGTCGACATGGTCGCGCGCCGCGCGGCCGATGCCCGAAAAGACGTCGCCTGTGGCGTATTCCTTGTCAGCGATTAGGACGTTGCGCGTCATGCTGAGAGCTCCAATCTGTCTTTAAATTGCCCGGTAGTGGGGGCATCGCCGGTAGATGGCGCGTCCCCCGAATTGATAGCGCGGCGCGTATCGAAATAGCAGCTGACCAGTGTCGCGGCGCTCTTCGCAGCCCGCGCGGCCGCGAGCGCTCGATCCACCGGCTGCGAGCTCGGAGGCACCAGCGCCACATCGCCAACGGCCGTCGCGCCGACCGCCATAGATTGAGCGGCCTCGGTCAAGGTGACCAAGACGAGATAGTCGGCAGAGAAAGGCGCATGATTGACCCGCCGTGAACCGACCGAATGGTCGCCGATCACAAAAGGCGCAGGATAGGCCAGCGCATGCAGGTTTGAGGCGTCGACGTAGTCCAGGTATCTCCGCAGGCCGAGCCGAGTGCCGACCATTTCACCCAGCCGCTCGCCCGGATAGCCCGGATGCACACCGGCATGGTGGGCGATGATATCCCGCTTGCGCGCCTCGGACCAATCATCGAACCAGAGCCGGACGCCGTGGTGCGCGGCGAGCCAAGGCAAGGTCGCGGCCGGCGCCTGATACGGATCGCGTTGCTCGCGCAACGGCACCGAAGGCTGACGCGAGAGAACGTCCGCAAGCGCGCGCTCTAATTCAGAGGCGTTGCGAGGCAGGAGATCAGCGGCCGTCATTTCACGCAATCTCCACAGTGAGCGACCGGAGGATCGGCACGGTGTACGGATCGGCCGTGTGCGCCACCGGGCTCACATCTTCGACCGAAAGCACAGAAACCCCATCGCCGAAGGCAGCGCCCTGAATGAGAGCCGCTGGAACAGACGCCCCGATGCGCTGCCGCGCTTCGCAGACTGCGCGAACCCGCGCCTCGGCCGAACTGCGCGCCAACTCCCGCGACGGCCCGTCTGACGCAGCCGGCACAATCCGGAGGTGCGCGTCATACTCCGCGCGCACGGCCCGAACCACAAAGCCGCCCAGCCCGTCCGGATAGGCGCCATCGCTGAAAGCAGTGCCGCGAATGGCGTCGATATCGGCGTCCGAGGCATCGGCATAGCCCGCGCCCAGCACGACAACATCCACATCACCAGCCCGACCATGAACCACCGGCCCGAGGACAGCGACGTCCGTCAGGTCCGGCACGGCCGAATAGGCATAGAAGGCGAGCGCGCCACGGCTCCCGGCGCTATGGCGCGAGAAAGAAAGAAGGTATCGGTTGACCAGCTGCGCGTCGGTTTCATAGACGGCCGGCTCGTTGCCGGTCGCTTCCTTGACCACGGCCCGAACCACGCCCTGCGCAGCCGCGAGGTTTTCCAGATCGGCCCCGCGCGCCGTCGATGCAAACAGCGCCTGCGCGCTATCGTTCACGCGCTGCCGCAGCAGCACCTCGCGGTAGGCGATGGCCTCAATCAATTTAACGACCGGCTCGCTTTCCAGCGCGGCCGAGAAATCAGGATAGCGGGTCTGGAAATCCGTCTGGATGGCAGAGACGACGCCCTCATAGTCGAGCGCATCCACCACGTCCGGCACCGGCAGGCTTGCCACATCCGCAGTCAGCCGCGTGTCGAAATATTCGGTCATTGCACGACTACCCCATCCAAAGTGATTTCGCGCCCATCCGCCTCAAGCACGGCCGAGAGGGAGAGCTCCATCCGGCCCGGCGCCACATCGGTCAGCAAAACCTGCTCCAGACGGATACGCGGCTCCCAACGGTTGAGCGCTTCGGCGACGGCCGTATAGGCATCGAGGACGGTCGAGCGATTGATAGGAGCATCGATCAGATCATAGAGGCGCGAGCCGTAGTCACGCCGCATCACCCGACTGCCAATAGGCGTCGTCAGGATATCAGTAATGGACTGCCGAAGATGGTCGATGCCATCCAGAGGCGCCCCGGTCGATGCGTTCATGCCATTCATGCCCGGATCATCGCCACGCGGCCGCGCCGTTTCCTCTGGCGGGTTCCCCCGAGCGGCCCTAGACCGGCTCGCCCGTTGTGGCCGCGCCCGGCGTCACACCAGAATGCGCGTGGTCGTCGCCGATGTTGCGCCCGTTATGCGTGACGGAGCCGCCCTCGATTGCCACGCCCTCGCCGGAGACAGTGAGAGACACGCCCCCGACCGAGAGCTCGATGCTATCCGGCAACATGATAAAACTGGCGTCACCAAGATGGACCTCGACCGCTTCACCGGCAGAGGACGGCGCAGGCATGCCCTGCTGGAACGCGGCCCCGAGGATCACGCCCTGCGCAGTGTCGCCACTTTCGGCCAGAACCCAAACCTGCTCGCCGACAGCCGGAGGCGCCCAGACTTTCGCTGCACCGGCGCGCATTGCCATGAACGGTATGTCGGCGCTTTCCGTCTCGCCGCCGAAGGTGACCCGCGCGCGCGCTTTGGCAGGATCGACCGACACCACACGCGCGACCCGAACCATAGACGCCGAGCGCCGCTCCGCTTCTGCCGCTTGGAAGCTCACAGATCGTCCTCCGGCACGATTTGCCAGTAGTCCTCGATGTGGTCCGGCCCGGTTTCAGGCTCAAGCCCGAGATAGACCGTTTCCGGCACCGAGGCGCCCTCGCCCTCGGGGATTTCCCAAACCGACGCGCCCAGATGCACGATCTGCTCCCATTCGACCACCCAGACCTCGTACTGGTCGAGATCCGGATCGAAGGGATCAGGACCGACCAGAGTGACCCGCGCCGGCTCGACCGGCTGGCCCCAGCGGTTGAGATGCACCAGATGCGCCAGCTGCGCCGCGCCCTTGCGAACTTGCCGATGCACATCGGCCGTCCGGAAGCCGAGGATCAGCCGAGCGCGCCACCGCGTCCGCATGGCCAGCTGCTCTGTGCCGGGATCGGCCTCCGGGGCAGCTTCCATGTCTTCCAGATCCACAAGCACGGCCGGAAGCGGGAGCGCCTCGCGCTCTTCGGGATACGCCTGCACCGACGCGACCGAAGGCATGCCGGCAGAGATTGCCGCGACAACCGCCTCATGCAGCGCATCAAGATCAATCTCAGTCATCCGCCCACCTCGTAGATTGTGCGCGCCCTGATTTCGGCGCGGAAGTTTCGGAAGAACACCTCGTCAATTTCATCGAACACTTCGTCCTCGATGAAGCGCGTGGCTTCGTCCTCGATATCGAGACGCGCCTCGGCGATTGGGTACCGCTTGCGGCCGACACGGCGCATGATCGTCCGCTGCCCCTTGCGGTTTTTGGCAACGAACCCGCCCGATACGGATCGGCCCGCCATCGACGCACCGCCCGGCGTGGCCTGCGGCCGGCCTTTGAAAGCCGAAGCGCGAAGATCGTTCAGACCGAACCACATGCGAACGCTGCCGAGATCACCCCCGCCGCCGCCGCGGTTAAATTTGAACCCGGCAAGACGCTTGCGGAGCTCGGTCGCCGAGCGGAGCCCGAGCCGTTCGCGCAGCCCCTTCCGCGCTTGGGTTTTCATGTTGGAAGCCGTCCGGCGCAGAGCGCGGGAATAGGCGAGCGCAATCTGCTTTTCAGATGCCCCGAACTCGTCCGCGATTTTGCGCATTTCCGAGGCATCGAAATCAAAATGCAGCACCACCCGCCTCCTGCTTCACCAGAGGGAGCACCGCCATGCCGGTGCCGTCCTCCTGCGGATCGCCGAGCGCGAGATAGACAACGCCACCGATGGTGACCTCGTCGCGCCGCGCCACCCCCGCCAGATCGGACGCGCGCGCCGTGAAACGCGGCTGCGAGCCGTCGAGCGAATACTCGCCCAGCTGCGCGTCCAAGAACGGCTCGTCAAAGATGCCGGAGACGGAACGCGAAGCGCCCTCCGCAGACACGATGGTAGCCTCAACGGCGAAATCATCGGTCTGCAAGAAGGCGCCCAAGTCTTCCCAATCAGGAGACGGCATAGCCGTCAGTCCTTCTTGTCGTCGGCCCCGGCTTTGGCATCTTTGCCGCCGTTGGCCGGAGCCTTCGCATCCTTGCCGCCTTTGGCATCATCGCCGCCCTTGGCAATAACCGCCTTTTCACGCTCCAGAATAGGCTTGGCGTCCGCTTCAGGCATCGAGACAGTTTGACCCTTGGTGCGGATTTTGCCCTCGTAGACAAACGCGCTGGTCACCTTGATTTTAACAGTTTTCGACATCATGCCGCTCCGATAATTGAAGAAAAAACGCCCGACCGCCTAAGCGGCCGAGCAGTTAGGGAGGTTATGTGGCGTCGGAGCCGTAGCAGAAGCTCTCGACGCGGCGCAGGAGGATATCGACGTCCTGCATGGTGACAATGCGAAGCCGCCCCTTCTTCGAATTGGAGTAAGGATCGACAGTGATATCGAGCCCGCCCCACATGCCGACAACCACGTCTGCCCAGTTGCCAAAGAACAGGTCGCCAGCGGCGATCTGGTTTGTGACCTCGGAGCGGTAGCCGTTCACGGTGTTACCGCTTTCCCAGATGGGCGAGCCGTTGGAGCCGGCGAACTTCTCGGTCGTTTTCAGGTGACCGCGCATGCCCGCGCCCATCGCGTAGGCCATCGAATTGACGTCCGCGTTGTCCGAGGCAATCTCGGTCTCCATCTGCACCACTTCGGCATATGTCGGCTTGGCAGTGCCGCCGCCCGAAGTAGCGCCGCCGAAGTCAACCGCGTTGACGCCTGCGTAGTTTTTGATGCCGCGCGGCTGGTTGCCGGAGCCGGTGCCGTAGAAACCAGCGCTATCGATGGTCAGAGCCAGAGCCGATGCCAGATCGCGACGGACCAGCGCCTCCATGTCCACGCTGGACTGCTTCAGCAGCTTGCGCGTGATTTCGGAGAACGCGGCAACGGTCTTTGGCGACATGGACAGCTGGCCGAGCTCCAGACCGTCCTCGGTCGTGTCCTCGTCCTCACCGATCCAGTAGCCGGAAGCACCCGACGCCTGCAGCGGAATGTCCACATTGCCGACCAGACCGGACAGCGGCGTGGCGAGACGCATCAGCACCGCGCGGTTGCGCAGCATGTCGATAAACGACTGCGACATCAGCGTGGTGGCGATGGCGTTGCCGCCCGTATCACCCGCACCCGGAACGCCGCCTGCGTTGATCGCGCGGGTCAGAACTTCAGGAGGAACCATGATGCCCTCGGCCGAACGGCCCATTGCCTGCGCGGCAGCTTCGGACGCTTCGAATTCAAACGCGGCCGCTTCTTGAGCGCGACGGTTGGTCGGATCAGACAGCGCGCGAATGGCGCGGATAAAGGAGAACTGGTCCCGCTCGCTATCGGTCAAGCCGACATTGTGGCGATCCGAGAGCGGCGAGGCATTGCGACGACCGCCATCCATGTGATCGAGCAGCGCCTGCCGGAATTGATCGACATCCTGCCCGTCACGAACAGCATCACGCGCCAGATCGTCGGCACCATACTGCTCGCCCATTTCCATGATCGAGCGAACGCGAGCGCGCTCGGCTTCGGAGCCGGTGCGTTGCGCTTGGCGTGTGTTTTCACCCGCCTCCTCGATAGTTTCGAGGACTTCAACGATCTTGCCGTCTTTGTCCACCATCGCGCGAACCAAGTTGCCCGCGCCGTCCCGAAGGATCTTCTCATTCATCGCCTTACTCCGCTCTTGCGACTGCGCGGCACCATCATCGTCCGCTTCATTGACTGCCTCAGTATCCGGAGCGCCCGCCCCGGCTTCCTCTGGCGGGTTCCCCGCGCCCATTTCGCGGCCGACACCGACAGACGGATCAGCGGCGACGGCGACGATGGACACCTCGTAGGGCTCCCAATCGAGCACCCGAACCATATCGGCCTGCCCCGCCCGCTCTTCGACCTCGATCTTGTGAACCAGATAGCCGACCGAGACATGGCGACGGATGCCGTCCACCACGTCCTGCCAGATTTCATCAGCGCGAGCGCCGCGCCCGAACTTGACCACGGCCCGCCCCCGGCGATCCGCATCGATGCGCGCCTCGGTCACGACGCCGATCTGGTCGTCCCAATCGTGGTTGACCAGCAGAGCAGCGCCGCCCAGCATCCGGTCCATCCGGACGGAGGCAGGATCATGCGAGAGCACCTCGACGCCGAACCACCGCTCGACCTCGATCTCGGACGAAAACGCGAGCTCGACCGTCCGCGCTTCTTCGTCAATCTTGCCGACCGATGCGACCCGCGACAGACCGCGCTGCCCGCCCTTGTCCGCTGCGTTTATTTGCTCCGGCGTCACCGCCCGAGTGAGAGAGCGACCGACCAGATCAGCTGCCTTCAGCACCCGAGCCTCCGTCGCCTTGGTTTCCGGCGCTTTGACCGGCTGGTTTTGCTGAGCCATTAGACCCCTCCGCTTTCTGAAGAACGACCGCGCTGATAATTTCCTCGGGAATTCCAGCGGCCCGCATGTCAGCGATATCCCGAGCGATATCGCGCCAAACCGTCTGTGGGTCTTGCCCGCGATCGCGGATGATCTGCGAGGGAGACATCAGAAGGTTATTTTTCGCCAGCACGGCAGCTTTCACGTCCGCGTTGGGATCGATCCAATCCCAGCGGCGCGGTTGCCATGCGACCTTTGAAAACTTGTCCAGCTTCTCGGCTGGCAGCGGCTTGCCGCCGCGCTTGATCTTTCCAGCGACGAGCGACCGCTTCAGCCAGCGCGCGAAGATCGGCGCCATCAGGGACTCGACCACCCACTCCTGCAGGTCTTTCCAGTGCTCGCGCTCGTCAATCGTGCCTTGCCGGATAGACGAGTAATTCACGCCTTCAAGATCAGATGCCAGGTTGTTATAGGCCACCCCGAGCCCGGCCGAGATGCCGCGCAGCTGGTGCTTGGAAAAGACCGCGAACTCGCCCGAAGGATAGGTCGGGTTGTACTCTTTGAACCGCGCGCCGGCAGGGAGCTCATGATAGACCCCGGCCTCGCTTTCGATTTCCACCTCGATGGGCTCGCCGTTTTCATCGACGGCATCCGGCCCGAAGCCTTCCTCCCATTCGATAAAGCCGGTCTTGTTCGAGCCTTCGCGCGCATTGACCAGCGCCGACTGCTCCAGCTGGTTTAACTGGTGCATCCGCCAGAGCGCGGTCGCCATCCAAGGCAAGCCGCGCTTTTGCCCGATCAACTCCGAGATAAAGCAATGGATGATCTGGTCCGCAGGGAGGCGAACAAAGGACCGACCGCCATATGAGTAGTCGCTCTCTTCGGCGCCGGTCGTGGTGAAGTAATACGCCGTAGGGCGCCCGAACTGATTGAACTCGATGCCATGCCGAATGAACCGACCGCCCGGCAGGCTGACCTCGTCCAGATCGAGAGGACAGCGCTGCGGGTCAAGCACGTTCAAGGCGAAACCCCACGGCCCAGCATCACGGCCGGTCACAACTTGGACAAAGAACTCGCCATCGCGCGCGACCGTTTGAACCGCCAGACCCTGCAGCTGCCGGAACGGAAGCCGCCCGGTCACGTCGCAGTTTTCAGCCTTCGACCATTCGGCCCAAGCCGCCTCGACGGCGGCGTTCGCCTCCATGTCCAGAGAGCCGTCCGGGTCTTTCGCCTGACACTGCATCTGGATGCCGCGCGGCCCGATGATGTTCTGCCGGACCATGCGCAGAAACGCCTTGGCGTGGTCGTTGTTCGCCGCCTGCTCCCGAGAGCGCGCGACCAAGGCCCGCTGATTGCGCCGAACCACATCATCGGCCGTCAGCGGCGTGGTCGACCAAGACCCGGTCAGGCGATCAGAGCCGCCCGCGTCAAAAAGCCGTTTGCCAGCGCCGCCGCGACCGAGCCGAGGCGCGCGCTTCTTCGATACCTTGGGAATGTTGCTGGGCGCATCCACGACGCGCGGCTCCTGCCGCGTTTGCGGCTCCCGCTTTCCGAACCAGCCCATCAGCTAAACCTCACACGATGCATGCGGCCGAGACGCCCGCCATTTTTCCCCGCCTTCGCCGCCTGAACTTGGGCGCGATAGACCGCGCGCAGCTTCAGCAGATCGGCCAGCGGCGTCCGGGTCAGGCTGCGGTTGTTGATCGAGTAGGACTGCTGATCGATGGACGCGCGCCCCTCGATCACCGCCTCGACGGCTTCCAGCACCTTCTCCGCATGGGATCGGCCGTCGAACGCACCAGTACCGGCCCCCAAGTCCTCAAGGACGCGCAGCTGCCCGTCCTCAATCAGAACCGTCTCGAAACTGTCGACTGCCCGCAGCTGCCACCAATAGGTGCCGGGAGCCCACGCCGCCGTGGTCTCCGCAGAGGCAGAGAAGGTGAACTCGTCACCCTCGCGCACGGCATCGAGCGAGATCGCCTGCGGCCCGCGCAGGATCAGGGTCAGCGACCACTCGGGAGCCGCATACTCGGGATAGGACAGCGACACACCGAATGTGATGCCCGCCGAGATTTCAGTAGGAATTGAACCGGCCACAGCCTCACCATCTTGACGTCAGCGCCCGCGCCGCTTCTTAGGGCGCCACACTCTCTTTGCACCAGCATCGCCACGCGGCCGCGCTTCTTCCTCTGGCGGGTTCCCCGCTACCGGTTCTGCGACCGACGCGCCCTCGTCCTCGTCCTCCTCCGGCTCGACCGGATCGGCCTTTGCAGCGAGCCCGCGCACCAGCCGGGCGACATTCGGGTTCACCAGTTTGAGAGCGGCATAGGCATAGACGCGGCAATCGAGCGCCTCGTTACGATCCCGCGTCTTGTGCCACTCGCGCACCGAGAACCCGCGCGACATTCGCGTCCGGAGCGACTCGGCCGTGGCCTGCGCGAACCATTCCGGCGCGCGGCTGTCCGGCACATGGCAGAACCCCGGCCCCGGCTCCGCGACCCCGAACCGGCGCGACACAATCAGCTTGGCCTCGTCCACCCCGACCGAGAACAGATGCACCACCCGCGCCCGGCGCGAGCGCACCCGGCTCGGCGCGGAGACAACAGGACGGCCCCAGCCGCCTACACCTTTCACCGCGAACAGCCGCCGCCCGGTTTTGCCCCGCGCATATTCATACGCCGCCTGCGTCAGACCCTCGCCGCCCCCGGTATCGAGGCAGGCACCAGTGATAGACAGCTGGGCGCCGCTTTCATGTTCGAAGGTTTCCCCGAGGACCGCGTCCAATTCCTCCCAGACCTCGGATCGGAGCGGATCGCCCCAGAGAACGCGGTAATCGACTGACCAGCTTTCCTCGCCCAGACCCCAGCCGACGATTTCGACCTCAAGACGATCCTGCTGCATGTCGATACCGGCCGTCAGGACCGCCGCCCCCATTGGCACCGGGGCAGAGAACGGATGCGAGCGCGCCATGAGCTCGGCGCTTTCGACTTGGTCGCCTTCCTCCTCCCACGTTTCAGCGAGCGAGACGTTGACAAACGTCTGCAGATCGCCCGCCGCCTTCTTCTCTAAGAAGGATTGCACCACGTCCTGAAGGCGCCGGAAGCAGGAATAGAGCTCATTGAGGTGGAATGAGGCATGGCCCCGGAACGGTCGGGCGGCGACCCACCCCGCGCCCTTGGCTTCGGCCGACCGGATCGCCGCGATGCGCTCGGCATCGGACCAGACCACGCCGCAGTCCTCGCAAATGTAGCCCGCGGATTCGGGTAGATGCTCGCCATCGTCCCCCTTGCTCCACGTTACCTGCGACCACTTCAGATGCTGCGAGTGATCGCAGTGCGGACACAGGACGTGGAACCGGCGCTGGTCGCCTTTCTCGAATGCGCCCTCGATGTAGGAGGCACCCTTGACCGTTGGCGTCGAAATCTCCAGCAGGAGCCGTTGGTCGCCGAAGGTCGCGGCCCGTTGCCAGAGCAGCGACACCGGATGCCCCTCATGCGTCCGGTCGTACCCGTCTGTTTCGTCGCAGACGATGAAGGGAGCGGATCGGCCCCGCATGGTCTTAGGCGAGCCGGACCAGCTGAACATCAAAAAGCCGCCCGGATAGGACTTCATTGATTGGTTGTTCACGCCATCCCGGCCGCGCGGCTTAGCGATCCGCTCCTGCAGCGATGCGTTGGCCTCGACCATCGGGTTAAATTTGGTTTCCAGCCAAGTATGCAGGTCGCCTTGGCTGGGCTGCATCATGATCTGGCTCATGGGGTTCTCCGCGATGCGGTACGCTTGCGCGCAGAGCCCAACGGTCGTCTTGCCGACTTGCGCCCCCCATTGGAGCGTGATGCGAGAGACAAGCGGGTCCATCGTCAGATCGAGCGGCTCGCGCTGATACGGAGCATTGTCGAACCGGATCAGACCGGGAATGGCGTTACCGACCGGGATATAGATCGACGCCTCAGACCAAGCCGAAGGCGCAATCGAAGGGGGAGGCGCGAACGAGCTCAGAGCTTCGGCCGCGATCCGCCGCGCCACTGGCCCAATCGGCGCGCGTGGCTGCTTTGCGGCCCGTTTAGCCATCCGCAAAGAGCTCCTCCACATCCGTCTCGGCCGCTGCCGACATTGCGAGCGCGATTTCATCCCGGATCACCCGTTTAATTTTGGCCTCATCGTCCAAACCGAGCACCAGCGAGGTGATGCGCTGCGGCGTATTCCCAAGAAGGTTTGCCCGGACTTCGCCGAGGATCAGCTGCCACGCGCGCTTGACCTCGGACGCGTCAATGGCGTCACCGCGCCGCTTCGCCGCTTCGATCTCGGCGATATCGGCCTCGGCCTTGGTCTTGCGCGCCTTCTCGACGTGATAGTCGATGGTTCCAGACTGCACCGCGCTGCCGGCCGCGCGATCCTGCAAATACCGGACATAGCCCTGCACAGCCGGCGCGAGCTCATACCGCCCGCGCTCGGCTTTTGGCACGACGCCCTCCTTCGCCAGCTGCTGGACGCGCCGCTCGGTCAGCATCAGCAGCTTGGCAATGGTTTTTGCCGGATAGGTGGGGTTCCCCGCGCCACTCATGTCCCCGGCACCCCGTCATCATCAAGCAGGAGAGGATCGAGGAACAGGTCCGAGAGATCATCCCCCGGCTCCGGATCGGCGCGCGGAGCAGGACGCGGCGCCTCTTCGACCGGAGGCAGAGCCAGATAGCGATCAAACACGGCCTTGATGATTGCCTGATTGTCCCGCGTCCGGCCGCTTTCATCCCAAAGCGCGTCGAACCACTCGGTGTAGAACGCGCCGATCTCGTCACCGACATCCACATCGAACTGCTCGGTGCGCAGGTTCTTGTTCAGGTTCATGGAGGACCGCATCACGGCCGAGCCGCGCTCGCCGTTCACAATGATGACCTTGGCATGCACCGAGAGGCACCGGAACGCGTCAACGCCCAGCACCTCGATCAGAGGCCCAGCAAACTTAGGAGACTTCTCAAATGTGCCGCGGTCGAGCAGCACCCGAATGTCAGAGATACGCCCGTCCAGCTGGATTTCGCGCGCCCGCTGCACATCGTAGATGCCGGTAGTCCAGGTCGAAAGCCGGACCTCGGCCGGGCCCAACTCGTTGACCATGTGCTCCATCGCATCGATGGCAGAGAACTGGCCCGCCGTGAGCCCGGTCACGGCGACCCCATCCGACAGCGGCCCGATGGTATCGGCCGCGTTGCCCGTCCGATGCGCCACAAAGCGCACCTTTTGGGAGGCGGATCGCAGCGCCCGGGGCGGTCCCTTGCGTGGTTTTGCCTTACCTTGCGCCACGACCACCCCACCGATTGAACAGCCGGCGCAGACAGTAGGACCGGATCAGACTAATCCCGGTGAAGATCAGACCAATCTGCGCGTGCTGGGCGAGAGAGGGATGAAAGCCGAACAGCGGCAAAACCACGATATTCGCGGCGACCGCGATACCGTAGCCCACCGCCACATTGGCGACCGCCTCGATCATGGACCCAGCCCGGCTCTGCATCACGCATCCTCCGAGGCTTTCACCCGCTGAGACGCCAGAGCGTCGAAGTCCTCGCCGGTCGACAGCAAGCGAGCCTTGCGACCCGAGAACTGCTGCCAGCGCCGGACGATCACATCAGCGAAGCGCGGATCGTACTCCATCAGACGGGCCCGGCGCCCGACTTTCTGGCAGGCGATCAGCGTGGAGCCGGAGCCGCCGAATAGATCGAGGACCGCATCCCCGCGCTTGCTGCTGTTTTTCAGCATGCCCAGCACCAGACCTACCGGCTTCATGGTGGGATGCTCGGCCGACTTCTTCGGTTTCTCGGCGCGAATGATGGAGCCGACGAGCTCCTCCACCTTCAGATCGGCCCCAGAGATGCGGAGCGTCGTCTCGCCGAGCTCGATCTGAACCGCCGCCCCATCATCCTCGACAACGAACGGCGCATCCTCAGCATCGACCACGGTCGTGTTCTTGCGCCCGCCATACCACGAATGCGCGCCGCCTTCTTTCCAGCCGTACAGGATCGGCTCATGGCGCCACTGGTAATCGGACCGACCCAGAACCAGCGCCGGCTTAACCCAAATCAGGCAGCCCGAGAGTTTGAACCCGGCCTCGCGAAACGCGCCACGAAAGTTGAACCCCTCAGTGTCGGCGTGAGCCACATAGATCGGAGCGCCCGCTCGCATGACCGAGAATGCCGAGACGAACGCATCGCGGAGGAACTCCCGAAACGCGGCATCGCCCATGTGGTCGTTTTCGATTTTGCCGGCAGTGCCTTCGTAATTCACGTTGTAGGGCGGATCGGTCCAGCAGCAGTCAATCGGCCCGTCCGAGCAGAGCTCCGCGACCATGCCGATATCGGTGCTATCACCGCACATCACTCGATGATCACCGAGCACCCAAATATCACCCCGGCGCGAAACGAAGCCGTCACCGGCCCCCGGCGCTTCATCATCGCCGATCAAGCCCTGCTCTTCGACATCGTCCTCGCCGAGAAAGAGCGCGTCGATTTCAGAGGCATCGAACCCGGTCAGCCCCAGATCGACGCCCTCGTCCCGCAAGGCGCCGAGCTCCAGCTTCAGCAATTCCTCGTCCCACCCGGCGTTTAGCGCCAGCTTGTTATCGGCGAGAATGTACGCCCGGCGCTGCGCATCGGTCAGATGCGAGAGACGGAGACACGGCACCTCGGCCATGCCCAGCTGACGCGCCGCCATCACCCGGCCATGCCCGGCGATGATGGTCCCGTCCTCCGAAATCAGCACCGGATTGGTAAACCCGTATTCGCGGATCGAACCCGCAATCTGCGAGACTTGCGCTTCGCTATGGGTCCGAGCGTTCTGCGCATAAGGGATCAGCCCGTCGAGCGGCAAATACTCAAGCTGGGAAGGAAGAACTGGCTTTTTTGTCGACTTGGGCATTGGCCCTCCAAAGCGAAACGAAATGGGAATTTTGAGCCACGCAGAAATAAATTTTTGCGCGTACGCACACCCTCACCCCCCACCCCCCGCAGAAGGACCCAAAATATCTGAGGGGGGATCAGCGAAGGGGAGAGCGAAGGACGGACACGCCGCGAGGAACACGTCATAGGCATCGCCAATCTCGGCGCGGGTCTGCGCAGTGTCGGAGCGCGAGCGCGACGGCAGGCTGCCTTGCCACGCCTCGCAGGCGGCGCGCTCAGTCTCGGTAACCGCGCCCGTCCTCTTCATGGTCGCGCACCCGCTCGCGAGCAGCAGTAACTCTACGACGCAAATGAGCAGCACGATCCTCGTCAAATTCCACAGCGGCATCCCACGCATCCTCCTCACCAGTGCGCCGGCCGCGCCGCCATGCCGTGCCGAGCGCGGCAATCACCGCAACAGCACCGGCCAACGCCGCGACCAACCACGCCTGCATCCTGCCGATCATTCGGCACCCGAGCGGAAAGCCCGCCAAACCACGATGCCCAAGCCAAACACGGCCAAGCCGGTGAAGCCCCAAGTGACCAGCTGGTCAGAGAGCAGAGGCGCGGCTTCGTTCACGACACGCTCGGCAGCAACGGCTACAGCCGCGACCCCGGTGCCTTCTTTCGCCACCTTCTTCGCCGTTTGCGGCTTAGGCTCGGGAGCGAAGCGCGTCTCGCGAGG